CAGTTTGGTCAACCTCATAACCCATAGAGTTTTGCAGCCAGTTTACAAAATCAATGGCATTACGCGACTGGGTACTGCCAAAATCTCTCTTTGCTGTTTCTGTTGGAGTTTGAGCTTTATCATAAGTGCGGGAGCTTGTTTCCCCAAAACTGCCATCCTCAAAGCCTAAAGTATATTTTGACCTTGGTATCTCACCTGCTGCACCACCCTCAAGTAAACTTGGTAGCTGTTGCGTTAAGAGCATTGCAGAAACGATTGGATTAGCAAGACCAGCAAGGGCAGAACCTTCTCCCGCAACAGTAGCAACACCCTGTATAACAGAAGAAAGCTCACCAGGCGAATCAATACCACCCTTCAATGCCTCTGCCGCATTAAAAATAGCCAACGGCCCTTCCAAAGCACTAATCTGCTCTGCGCCAGGCAAACTATTATACAGCTCAGGTGCGTAATTTTGAGCTAAATATGCAGCATCATTTAGTGCTGGTATTGCGTCTTCTACAGTTGGGTTTTCAATAAAATTTTTAATACCCAAAGCAGCAGCCGCATCAGCACCTGCGTTTAAAGCATCACCAGGAATAAAAGCATCACCAGCCGCAACCTGCGCCGACTCAACTGCTTTAAAGTAATTATTAACGTGAGGTTTAGTAAAAAGATTTTCTACATCACCAGCTGTATCTAAAACATTACTTATAGTTTCAGTACCACCAGGCAATTTTGTTTTAACACCTTCTGGTAAGAAGCCTTCAACAGCCTCTTTAATAGGCTCAATAATTAAATCATCAACACCACTTGCGATTGGGCCAACAAAGTCTTTGGCAACCTGAACACTAGGAACATTTATGTTTCCAATAAAATCTCCAATAGGCTCAAGTGTTTCTTTAACTGGCTCAACTAAATAATCATCAATACCAGATGCAATAGGCTCAAGTGTTTCTTTTATTGGCTCAATAACAGTATCATCGAAACCAGAAGCAAACGGGTCTACAACACCTTCCTGAAAACCTTTAAGCAAATCACCAACAGGCTCTCTTAAATTATACGCAGCCTGTAATGCAGCAGCAGTCTTTAAGCCCTGCTCAAAGTCAAATGGCTCATCTGTTGACATAGGTGCAAACTCAAGGCCACCAGGCATCATAGCACCAGGCGTATAAGACCTACCAAAGTATTCAGGACGAGCCGCAAAGCTCTCAATAAATTGCTGCTCTAATGCACCATAGTCTGCTGGCGCACCAACTGGTGCAGCACCCAACAAACCTTGCTGTGGGCCAAACAAGCCAGGCGCAACTTCAACACGTTGTTGCATAAACTCTGGCAGATTTGTTCGTGAGTATGGAGACATTCGTGGCGGTGCAGCTTGCACAACAGGCATAGGCACATTTGTCAAAGCCTGAATATCAAGCTCATCTACAGCAGGTGGTAATACTGTAGTTGGTAATACCATTAGACCCTCGGTAGGTTAGTAGATGTCTCTAAACCAGCTAAAACCTTCTCAGTTCGAAGCTGTTTTTCAAACTCAAGCTCTTCACGGCGTAATTGTAAGTCAGCCATCATCTTCTGTTTTTTCAGTTCAAATTCCATCTGCATTTTCTGCCTGTCCATCTCAAGCTCTGCTTGCAACTTCTGCAACTCAAGTGCCAGTTGCGGGTCTTGCTGTGGCTGTTGCGGTTGCTGCGGTGGAGCTTGGCGTGGGTCGCCAAAGAAGTCGTTTACATTTTTAAAGCCAGATAGCTCTGCAATCTTAGCCAATGTATTGCGATACTGAAGAGGATTAACGAGAGGATTATTTGGCCCCATCATCTGCATAATCTGCTCCTGCTTCTGCAAAATAATAAACAGAGAGCGCAACTGTTCATCTTTAGTGCCATTACCCAAGCCAACATTAATCTGCACATCAAAAGTGTGCGACCATTCGCGTGGGTCAATCGGCGTAAACTGATTGTTCAGTCTAATCATCTTAGGCTTGTTGTCGTACTTGGTGACAAGATGCAAAATGCCTTGGAACAATCTACGCACACCCGTTTCGGCAAAGACACGGGCAATCATCTCAATCTTACCCTGACTAGCAGATGTCATAGCGGCAACAGCCGTAGCCGTTGTTGACTGCAATGCATCAGCATCCAAGCCCATAGACTGACGACTTACACCTGTGCGCTGTTCCTTAACTCTATCCATATATTCCAGTGCAGGAAATACAGAGCGAGATACTTCAGGAACTTGCAAGGGTTGCACCATTCCTGGCGCACGAGTTCTGACAATACCGCCTGGTCTGTTGGTCAACAAGTCATCAAGATTAACTTGACCCTCAACAGCAATCACACGGGCATTGTTTGTGTTGTAGATATTATCAAGCAACTGACGCATCAAAGTTGACTTAATCAATTGCACATCCATCACAAGCTCGGCAACAGAGCGACCAATGGCTCTGTGTGGCATCAAAATTGGTGATAATATAGAAAATGGAATGTGGTCAAATTCTTCATTCTCAAGAATATGATGACCTTCACCAATAGTTAAAACACGCCGAAACTCAGCAATGCCATCCCCGTCATAATCAGTACGGATATAAGATTCAACAACCAAGACTTCGCGCATGGTCGGGTCGAGGCTGTCGAAGTCAGAGTTAGTCTCAAGGTCTTCAAACCTGCTGGTTCGTTCTTCTGAGATTTCGATGTCTGTGAATCCTGCGTATTCTTCAACCTCATCTCTGTCATAACCCATCTCCACCAAATCACTAACAGTCATGGTTGTGCGGTGAGCAACAAAGTCAGCGTCTTCAATCGACTTTGCACGTTTGCCAATCAAGAACTCCTCTGGTGGGACATTCTCAACGACAACACGACCAAACACATTTGTACGGCGCACCTTAATATCATAAGCAATGGGGGCTGGGATGACCATGCCATCAGGCATCTCCATCTCCTCACCAACCTCACGCTCTTCTTGAGACACAATCTCGACATTAGGGTCAGAAACAATAATGGTAAGTTCCTGCTCATTTAAACCGCTATATTCTTCGGTCTGCATTTCAGCAGTCTCATCCCAATAATATTTAACCACACCCATCTTTTGCAGCAACGCATCCTTGAACCAGTTGTGCATGATTTCAAAGCCACGATTATCATTGTTAATAATCCAGTTGCAGTAGTCACTGGCTTGCTCGGCAGCAGCAACATCCTCTGGGCCTTTGGGCATAAACTTCACATACTCATCTGATGACGCAAATATACGCATCAGATTAGGCATGATGTGTTCAATCGTATCTGAAACTTCAGTGCTAACTACCTGTGACCTGTCAGCCTGTTCGTTACCGAAAGGCTCACCCAAGTAGTAATCCATCGCATCAATGCGGTCTTGAGAAAACTCAGTGTCGTAATAACCTAGAGCTTGCTCAATCTCGTTGCGAACAATAGCCTGAAATTCAATATCACTTATCTTTGCCATTTGTTTTCTTGGTCGTCTTTTTAACGCCAACCTTCTTTACAGACTTCTTCACAACTTCTTGAGCTTCAACTTCCTGTGACTTTTTTGCCACAGTTGTAGGCTGTACATCAAGAGGCTTTCTGCAAGACTTGCAAAGACCTTGATAACCATTTGGGTTTGGATGACCACAATGAGGACAAATCATCTATTTTCCTTCCGTTTTGGACGACCACGTTTCTTTGGTGCTTCTTGTTGCAACTTAGCAACCTCTTCAGCTTTGATAAGCTCTTGAGCTTTCTCAAGCGCACGATTGCGCCTGTAAACAGTTTGAAAATACACCTGCTCTGTCATACTTTTTTTCTCGCCTTTTTCTTAGCGGTATTTGACAATTCAGAAAAATGAAAAAGTTTTTTGCTATTTTTAGTATGCCTAGCACCACTATGGATTTCTCCATTGGGCATCTTGTGCATACCGCCAGCGTGTTTCGTGCCATCACGAAAATAATGTGGAACACCTTTAGCCATTACTTCTTACCCTTTTTCTTCTTATTTTTTTTCTTAGTTTTTTTCTTACCATAATTCTTATCGTACATAGTAAACTCCTACCACTTCTTGCACGACCAATATCCAGCCGTTAGTTTAGATTTTTTCTCATCACATTTATGACGAGCGCGAAAGCTCTTCCTTCTTGCAGGAATGTTTTTCTTAATAGTCATGTTGGGGTCGCCAAAGCGAACCAACTTAACATTCTCACCCTCTTTTGCCAGCACAGCAAACTTCTTACTCTTGCCTGGCGTTCTCTTAGGTTTATTGTAACCTGAAAAACGCTCACCTCTATAATTAATAGCCATTAGTTAATCCTCATGTGATGCCGTGGCCCCAACTTCTTGCGAATATGCAAGCCACGTTTTTTATGCCTACGTCTCACCTTTGTCATCGGGCGGTGAGTGTTCACCATCATCTTAGCCATCAAGCCTCTCCGTAAATGCCTTCAGGGGAAACACGCACACTGGAAATAATCTGCAAATACTCATCAGTCGTCATGCCATCCTGCTGGGCGCAGTAAGCAGAAGCAAGAAGGCAAACATCCAAAAGATTAGACCACTCACTACCAGAATCAACTAAATCCTCAAGAGTGTCAGCAACAGCCTGAAAGTCATCTCCGTCAATAAACTCAAAACCTTCATTTTCCATTACACAATCCAACCCGAAGAATCATAATCTAAAGTGCTGTTCCAGCGATAACGTGAACCGCTTTTTGCAAGACTAGCACGAGAACCGAAAGTTAGGCAAAGGGCATCTGCAACATCGGGGCTGTTCAAGCCACGCCGTTTCATCTCGTCCTTCGACTCAACTTTTAATTTCCCATTGGATGTAAACTTAAAGCGAGGCTTGCAAAGGTCAGACACAAGCTCTTCATCATCTGGCAGAGAACAATCCCTATCCTCTAACCATTCCTTTGCCGCAAACCACAACTCATCTCTCAAGCGACTATACTTGTCACTCATAGATGAACTCTCCGCTACGTTGATACCCCTGCAAGGGAGGTCAAGCTCAATAAGCCTGTCAACCACACCAGCACCCAGACCGATGCTGTCAACCAATATCTCAACTGGTCTATCGCTCCAACTAGTCGTTTCATATTCATTTAAAATTATCCCACATACTTCCATCAAGTCCTTGTTCCGCCAAGTCTTGATAGGTTCTGTTACGACATTTCCCTTGCGTTTGCAAAGGGCTGTTTTGTCACTGCCAAACCTAGCAACATCAAGCCCCCAAACAACAGGAGTCGTCTCCGCAGCCTCCTGCTCACGCCTCACAGCAGCCTCTGCTAAGTGCATAGGAATGACAACATCATCATCCGCTTCAGGCCACTCACCCAACACACGCACCCTAAATATATTGCTCTCATCACCATATTTGAGCTTCATATCCTCAATAAAACCATCAGACACCTGCGTACTGTCAGACGATGCTACCTTCATCGTAGACCAACGCTCTGCCATCTTATTAAATGCCTCGTAGAAATAACCACTCGTGCGTGTCGGGTTGCCAGTCATAACTGTCTTAGCACCCTTAGTTGACATAGCACCCTCACCAACCTCAAATATCAAGTCATCAACACCCGAAGCCTCGTCAATCAAGAACAACATATTAGGCGAGTGAAAGCCCTGCAAAGCCTCTGGGGTCTCCCTACGAGCAGTCCTGGCAACAGCAAAGCTATCACCACCAATAAACTCAATCTTATCCGACTTCACATCCAGCAAATTACGAAAGCCCTCTGGCAAACGTCTGTGCCACTTCGCAACCTCTGCCCATAAAATATCACTCAACTGACTAGCTGTGTTTGCCGTGCAAGCAACCCTAGATGGCGTTCTCGTCAACAACCACCACAATATCAACCAACTTAGGAAAGCAGTCTTGCCAATCCCGTGACCAGACCTAATCGCAACCCTGTCATTATCACGAACAGCATACAACGCATCACACTGCCACTGCTCTGGCTCAACACCAATAATACTGCGCACAAACAACACAGGGTCTAGCGCAATAGCCTTCAGTAACTCAATCTCACTATCTTTCATGTCTCAACCTTTACAACGAGAGGGGCAGGTAAAAGGAGAGGAAAACCCGCCCCCCTCTATTGGGAACGCACAGGGAGGAGAAGCGTTCAACCAAATCTGTAACATCTCCCCTGTTGCATTAGTGCCACACTAAAAGGGGGCTAGGCAAGGGGCTATGTTGGGCGAAGTAATACCGCAATTAATTAGGGGTAAATATTTTCGGGAAATTTTGGCTAGGGACGTTAGGGGGTTTTATTTTCGAAGGGGGGGTGGGGTGAGAATGGAGAGATATATACACACTATACACGCCCCCGCCGATATTTCACAAGGGGGGGTTCACGCTCTGTTCTCTGTGATATTTATGTCACTGTCAATCTATTTCGTCAGCTTCGATGATTTCTTCTACGTCTGTTGCATTTATATCACACTCAATCGGTGTTGCAATATTACCACTGTCAATAGTCCTTGCGTCTATCTGGTCATTGAGTGCTGATTGAACTGATTTCAGTGCATCAAGATAGGATGCTTCGGCGTTCACTTGCATATCCACCTGTTTTGGCATGAATGCGCCGATTGCCCGTAGTGTATCTTGCGGCTTTGATTCCAATTCCCTGGCTAATATCTCATGTAACGGCGTTTCACGCTCATCTAATAGACCCAAAGCCTTGTCGAATTCCTGCCTGATACGCATAACAACGGAATAACCATGCCCTGACTTCGGCGGCCTTCCCCTGCTTTGTTTCACTGCTTTTGTCATAATATTTATAAAATCCTTGCCCTGTTGTTTTCATTGACAAAATAGCACTCATTATTATGTCGCGCAATAATCTGCAAAAACTAAACAAAAGTATAGTTTTTTGCCCCTCATTTTTTTAGTAATCATTAGGAACATTTTGAAAATATAGGAGTTTTTCTTATGCCTAAACAACATTTAAATCTAATCAAACACGCTGTTAATGACAAAGGCTTTTTAATCACTGTTGACTGGGGAGATGATAATGAAGTCGTTAAGTCAAAAAGCATCAAAGAAATCTATGAAGC